AAAGCAGCGTTTTTAGCTACTGACAATCTTTGTAATGGGTCAAAAATAGAAGCTAATTTTTCTGTGTCATTCTTAAATGTTTTTTCTTCAACTCCAAAGATTTCTTTTAATACTTCAGGGTCTTTAATATCAGAAATCTTTCCTGGATTATCGGGGTCCATTTCTAATTCGTTTCTTACTTTCCTGTATCCTTCCTTTATAACGGTATCAACATCAACCAATTCACCGTTTCTTCTTTCTACCATATCAGTTTTACGACCAAATCTTTGAACTGCATGAACTGCATCTCCATCTTTATCTGCACCACCTAAGTAGTAATCATTTAATTCATTTGTATGAACTGTATATCCTTTACGTTTTAAGAATCCAGCAAAACGTAAAACCCTTACACCTCCATTACCAGATACAGGAGCTCTTGTAATAGCATATGTCAGTGCCTTCCCATATATTTCAAGCTTCTCTTCCATCTTTTTAATAGTTTCTAGAGTTTTAGCTGTTTGAACTTTTCTTTTCTTGTTTTGTTTAATACCATCGGTTAGACGAACATACTCATTATATGCAGCCTCTAGGTTCATTTCTTTCCCATTTACATCAATCATATCCTTCTTATGACCACTAGCTAGCATAAATTCATCATTTCTTATACCCTTACCGTTATTACGGCTTCTTATTTCAGCGTCATAAGCACCTAATTTTTGATAAAATCCATAGTCTTGTTTCATTCTAGTTGCTCTTGCTACGAGATAGTTTTTAGTAGCTTTCTCTGAAAAAGGTTGAAATGTCTTCCATAAATAACCAATAGGTAAATAATCCATAGCTGGTAATATGTCTGACAAATCTTGATTTCTTGCAACTTCTTCTAAGTCAATTTCCCAATTTTCTTTAGTGTTCATACTTTCTTCTTTTGTTGATTGAAGTATACGTTTCATTATATTTCTAGAAGCTTCTGATGTAGGGTTTTCGGCAAGTGTTGCTGTAATAATTTTTATATCTACTTTATCAATATCTATTTTTTCATAACTAAAATCTTTATTCTGATTTTCGTTGTTAAGCTGCTTAAGAAACTCTCTATTAGTTTTTGGGTCTCCAGATATAGACCTATCTCTTATTATGTCTATAGCTTGTCTGTGTGTGCTGCTAAATTGTGTTTGATTCGTCTTATCATACATACCTTTAATCATTGCAATCTTTTTAGTTTTTCTTCCTTCTTCTTTTACTCCCATATTGATATGCATTTCTTCAGGTCTAAATCTAATAACATCATCTAACCCTAGCTTTTTAGATTCATATTCCTGGGTTTTCTCATTCCACCTAAAATCTTTCTCACCTAATACTGGTCTATTCATACCAACTTTAACTGAACTATCATATATAACATAGTGAACATTATTTGCATGCATCCATTTATTTAATTTTTCTCCAGCAGCAAATCCACCTGCTTTCATTCTGATAAGACCTTTACCATCTCTAGCCTTTACGAAACCAACAGGCTTATAAAATCCATTTTCTACTGGAATACCAAAGTCGTCAGCTTTTGCTGCTAAAACATCATCTCTAGTATATATAACTCCATCTGTTCCAGACTTATTTGATTTAATAACATCACCTTTATTTACAATAGAAGAAGGAAGGTCTTCTACTAAAATTCCTCTAAAATAATTAGACCCACTTGTTAGAGCTGTTTCTGGAAATAATTCTGCTCTAACTTCTTGTAAAATTTTTGGAAACTCCTTAGTCCATATATCTTGTTTTCCAGAAGGATTAACGTGTTCTATTGGAGAGTTATCTGTCTGTTTTAATAAGGCAGCAACTTCTTCGTTTTGTTTAATAGATTCTTTAACAAGAGACTTCATTAATTTTATATTTGTTTTTTTATCTGCGGGTAAACCAGTTTTTTTCTGCCACACTAGATTATTATAATCTGAGTGATTATAAGTTTCTTTATCAAATTTTCCAGATTTTAAAGTTTGATAAGCATGCTCAACGCTTTGATAAACCCTTCCTTCATATTCAAACTTTCTTGGTGCAAGATTGCTTAATTTTTCATAACCATTTACCTTAGTAGACCATACATTTATAGGGTCTCCTCCTAGCTCACCTTTCTCTAAAATTTTCCTAAATACTAACGGGTCTAATGGTATTTCATTACCTTGAGCTAAAGTTTGATATTTATTCCATTTAACAACACTTCCATACCCTGTCTTATTAGATGATGATTTATAGGTTTCAAATCCTTCTTTTATGCTCTCAACGCTAATTCCATCTTTGTTTTTTGTAATCAGTCCATTTTCTACCAATTCCCATATAACATTTGCAGTACGTTCTTTTTCTAGTCCAGATTCAACTTTAATTCCCTTCTTATCAAAGAAAGCATCTAAATCTAATAAGTCTTTTTCGGATATATAATCTTCTCTACCTTTTTCTTTAGATTGATATGGATATCTTTGTATGATTAAAGTTGAAGTATCTTTTGAGCCTCCAAATAAATACCAATCTTCTGGAAGTTCCTTTTTAACTAAGTCCATTAATTCTCTATTGCTAAACATGTATGAATCTTGCACAGGTTTTTGTCCAGTAATTGCACTTATCAATACATCTAAAGGATTGGTTAACTCATTTTCCACTCCTGTCTTTTTGCCCCATTTATTATATACTGGCTTAAAAGACCAAATTTTTTCTACTACCTGTCTAACATTCTCTCCAGGCAACGCAAATAACTGATTAACTTTATTTGCAGGCTTATATATGCTTTGGTCTCGTCCGTTTATTTCTGGAACTCCCTCTGGTATAATTTCTACCTTTTCTGGTTTTCCATTTTTTCCTTGCGTTGTTGTTATGATGGGACCGAGGGTTTTAATTAAATGTCTTTCAGTCTTTAAAAACTCCTTAAAGCTTTCCACCATCTTTTTTTCCATGACAATATCTGGATATTCTTGTTTGAAAAGCTCTTTAAACTTTGCAAAGTTAAACTCAGCCTCATATACTAATCTCTTTAAATTGGTCTTCAATTCCTCTCTTGGTATATCAAACTCATTTGTCTTTTTATTAAAGAGTTCATATTTACTGTAAATTATATCAGTTAATACCTCCAATGGTGCTTGATTATATGCTGCTTCTCCAGCCTCTGCCTGTTCTAGCGTTTTTCTTAATTGGTCGAAAGTCTCAAAAGTAAAATTAATACCTTCGCCGTTTTCGTTTTTAAGCATTTCAGCTAAAGCTTTTAATTCTTGTTTAGCTGCTTCAAATTCTATTTCCCACTTTTCAGCTGTTTTTAATTCACTAACAGATTTTTTCTTAACGGCCTCTACACGCTTTCTTTCAAGCGTATACAGTTGAGCTACTTCTTTACCATATTTTTTCAACAAGTCTTTATAAGAGTTCTTTCCTTCTCTACCATCTTTTCTTGCTTTCTTATATAAAGCTTCTTCGGTCATCTTACGACCATATTTTACTTTAGATTTCCATGACTTGATATTGCCTTCAAGGTCTGTAGTAGGTTCAATACGTCTATCTATTTCTATATCTATATCTTTTTCTACTTCTTCTACCATCCTTTTATCTTTTTCTTCTTTAATTCTTTGAGCTTCTTCTACTAATCTCTCTCTATTGGTTCTTGAATCAGTTTTTAATGACTCTTCTCTTGCTAACTCAATAACATCTTTTCCTTCTTGTTGTGCTTTTTTCTCAAGCTCAATAACATCTGGGTCTTTATCTTTTTGTCTTAGGTTTTGTTGTTCTAATACTTTTTCAGCTAATTCTGGATTTTCTTTAAGTAATTGTCTAACAACATGAGATACATTACCAGCGATAATATTTCTTCTATCTACTTGTTGTTCCCAAATTTCTTCATAATGTCTTTCAATTCTTTGTTGAGTAGATGGGTCTAAGTCTAACCATTCTTGTGTTTTTTTACGTTTATATAGGTCGTATACCATGTTATTGCTAGGTTTTATAGCTGTTTTATCTCCAAATAAATAACCGTAATATTCTTTATCCTTATGACTTCTTCCTGAAGCACCAAAGAAGAACCCTAGTGCGTATTCATATAGTTGGTCTGGTAATGGAAGGTCGTGCATTGAAGCCTGTATACCAGTAAAAGCAGAACCAGTAAATCCTTTAGCCCACATATCCAATGCTTGCTCGTTATTTAACCCTATAGTGCTTTGTTTTATACCTTCTAACTCTTTTCTGAGTTGATTCATTTTTCTACTAAGAGTCTGATTGTTAATTTTCTTACTTCTCTTTTTTGTTTTCTTTCTAGCTTCAAGTATAAGTTTTCTTGCAGCTTCTTCTAATCCTTCATTGCTTAATTTAGCAGACTTTCTAAATAATCTTCCAATTTTTACATATTCACCTACACCACCAAAGAATGCACCTGCTATAGCTCCATGAAATGCAGCACGACCCATTTCTTCTGGACCTTCTTTCCAAGATGAAGCACCTAAAGCTAATCCAAGTCTTAAACCTTCTTCAGTCATGTTTCTAGCTGCATCACTACCTAGAGTTTTTCTCATTAACCAAGAATCATATACTATTCCTCCATCGATATTAGCAGCCTTTAATCCTTTTTTACCTGCATCCATAATAACATCTGCAGCACGCATTGGTAATGAACGAAGCATATAATAAGGCCTACCATCTTCATTCATAATCTTTTTGCTTAATTTTAAAGGACCTAGTTTCTCTGATTTTTGTGCAACCTCACTTAAAACATCTTGTAGTTTTTTTGCGCTTCTAGAAAGCCCTCCAGATACTTTACTACCAACTACTGCTGCTCCAGTTAATATTCTTGAACCCGTAGATGTAGTTCCAAGTATTTTTTTAGCTTCTGAAGCACTTACAACGCCTGCTGCGATATCATCCATTGTAGTTGAGGCAGCTGCTTTAGATATAGCCTTTTTAGAGCCCTTAATAGCCCCTTTAGCAGCTAATTTAGATGCAGTTAAGGTAGTACTTGCACCCATCGTCCAAAACGCAGCTATGAGGTCAGGAGCAAAACCTGCTAAATGACCCATATTTGCGGCAATACGTTCTGCGGCAGTATCTGCTTCTTCAGCCCAACCAAACGTAGTAAAACCTTCAGAAAATCCTGATATGAATTGATTGGCAATACTAACTACAGATTGTTCTGCTACCTCCATATCTCTTCCAAAAGGTATATCTGCAGCTTTAAATTGCTTTTCTATGAAATCCGTTTCTTCTTGAGAGAAAGAATCGGGATTATGGGCGTACATCATTCCAAGCTGGTTTAAATACTCACCAGGTTGAATCATTCCAGCACTTTGAAGCTGATTTAAGTACATTAAATCGTTATTCATAATTTGCCTTACTTGTTAGTACTTGTTAGGTTCGTAAACTTTAGGGCGGTCCCATTTACCTACAGTCTTAACATTTCTAAATGTATCTGAAATACTATGTTTTGGAATTTCCAATCCTAATTCTATCATCATCGCCTCCACTGAAGCTAAGTTCATACCGTATTCAGTTCTTTGGCTAGCACTACCATAGTTCATCCATTCCTGTTGATAATTGTTATTAAAATAATGGCCATAGAATTTGACAACAGCCTCTTTTGCTTTTTCTGTAGATTGAAGAGTTCTACCGCCAACATTTGTTGATTGCAGTTGAAGAGCTGCATATACCTGCGTTTCCAATTGCAATGTATCAGTTGCTAATTGAGTAGCAATTGGGGTAAAATCTTTTTGTCTAAGTCTTCTATAATTTTTAGCAGCCCACCAGTTTCCACTTTCTGCTTTTCTTTTCTTATTTCTACGTCTTGCTTGTTTGGTTTCGAAAACACCCTGTTTTCCCATTACTAATGGGTCCTTAGATAAATCCACAAAGGAACTTTTCTCCAATTGACCAGCAGTAAGTTTATCCATCTTTTGTATTTGTTTCCAGTCAGCTTCATCTCTTTTTTTAGCGGCTATTTCTGCGTTATGGGCTGCTACCTTCATATTATTTTCCATTTTAATAGCTTCTTTCTCTGCCCAAGAAGGCTCTTTAATATCTTTAACAGTCTTCAGTAAGTCAGATAAAGCTTGAATACGTGCTGTATTTGTATGTCGTTTATAAGAATAAGCCATTAGTAACCTCCAAAATTAGTTGATTTTTGCTGAGTAGATATTTCTCTATCTTTAACGCCTCTTACAACGCCTTTATCTGCAGCATACCTCTTAACGTCTTCCATACTAGCTTCAATGTTTCTAATCCTAGTTTGGAAATCTCTCTGTATTCCTAAATATTGTTCTTCACCTGCTATTCTAGCAATAGTAGATTGTTGTTGAAAAGCATCCAATAAAGATTCTTTTCTAATATTTTCATCTGCTCCATAAGCCATTCCAGTTTTTGCAACACCAGAATCTATCTTGTCAAAATTCATTTCATACTTATCTAATATTGCAGCCTGTTTTAATTCTCCTCTTTGTCTTAAAAATCCTGCTCTTTGTGAAGCATATTCTCTTTCTTCTGGTATTAAATTCATTAGATTTTGAGTAGAGTCATTTGCAAAATTTCTATACATTCTTTGCTGAGCTCTTCTATTTGCTTCGTCTCTTCTACCTCCGAAAAAGCCTTTAATTTGCCCTCCAAGTTTAAATATAGATTTAGCTTTATCTATACTTTCTTTCCCTTTCCATGCATTCACTGCCCATGCTATTAACGGTCCTGCCATTTTATTCCTCCTCTGTAGTGTTTTCTGGTTCATTCTTCTTGATATTAAAAGGAAGACCAAAAGATTTTGTTATTAAAAAAGTATTAAATCCTTGAGGAGTATCCCTCTTGGTAATACCAAAGTCGTAACTAAGAGCTCTTTTATGATTCTGTATTTGAATTTCTTCCTCTGTAGGCTCCATGTCTTTTATTGATTTTAGATTTAATGTTTGTATACCGCTTTCAAAGTTCTTCACTCTATCTGGTGTTTGATTTTTCCAAGCAGACGGCTCTCCTTTTGAGTTAGTATTAATTTCTTTGATAGCATCGTCATATCTTCCTTCTACTAACGCTTCATATGCTTTAGGAAATTTACCTTCTCCCTTACCCCAAGATGTTCCTAATTGATAATTTACCGATACTAGGTCATTTATAAAACTTTCACTATCAATATTCATTTCTTGTGCTTGTTTCGTTGAAGCATCATAAGCTGTTTGAATATCTTTTTCAGCCCATGCTTTTCTTTGAGCTTCTGGAACTTCATCTCCTTCGCCCCATTTAATTAATTCATCTCCTACTAACTTATGTCCTATGCCAGCAGTAAGATGACCTTGTGAATCTTTATATACTTTAGATTTATTACCTTCTTCTGATTCTAACTTATCATATAATAATTTATATAGTTCTTCGTTCATTATTCCTCCTCCATTGCTGCTTGTTCTCTAGCATAATCTACAAACTCTAATTCTCTATACATATGTTCATGAATATCTGGTGCTTTCTTCTTTAAAACATCTTTCCAGTAGCCTATATTTTTACCTTCTTCTAACTTTCTAAGAGCTTTTTTAATGGTATTATATTTCATTCTTTGAAACATGTTTTTCATCGGTGTCTTTCTTGCATCACCTTTTTCACCAAATATATTTGTACGTTTTGACTCAACCTTAGACCATGAATATGATTTTAACATCTCATCTAATGTAGCCTTATATTTTTCTTGAGCATAAGGTACGCCAGTTTGTGGATTTACGTTAGGAATATGACTATAAGGACCTTCTCCTTGTTCTTCTGTATCAGTATCCGAAGGACCATCGTGTTCATCTATACTTCTATTATTAGTTTGATATGCGAGAGTTTCCAAATCAGATTTTACTGCAAAATCGCCATATAAAGCAGACCCAGGTCCTAGATTTTTATCGTTTTTGCTTGCAACCATCAATTTAAGACCTTCATCTGAAATTGAATTTTGGTCAGCTAAAAGTTCGCTAGTATAATCTCCATTTTCATCTATCCAGGTACTAATTAATCCTGACCTATATACAGTTTGCAAGTCTTTGTCATTCATGCTTGTAAGAGCCTCTGTTGCATAGTCTTTATCTAATTTTCCTATATCTTGAAAACCATAAGGGTCTCTCCCAAACAGTCTATCTCCCACTATATCATCTGCGGACTTTCTACCAAAAAGCAAATCAGCTCTTTGTTGTTCAGATGGATTTTCACTCCATGCGTCTATCTTTTTTTGCTTTTCTTGCTTTTCTTTACGTGCTTTAATTGGCTCTATAATACTTTCATTTATACTGTCAAAGGTTTCTTCTGCAATTTCGCCTTCTAATATAGCGTTTTGCACTATTCTACTTGCAGCTCCACCCTCTGCCTCTGCTTCTGCAATTCGACCTTCATGCTGAGCAATATTAGTTTGTAACTGTTTTAAAATTAAATCTTCTGGCTGTGCCATTATGCTTTCTCCAATTCTGTTTTATACCATTCATCTCTTATTTTATAATAAAGGTATGTTTTATTGTTAGTCTTTACAATTCTTCTGTCTCCATTCTCACCATCTCTATTAGAAGGCTTCTTGTCTAATTTTATAGGAGAATTAACCTTTTTAGACTTTGATTCTACCATTGTTCTTAAAAAATCTTGTTTATTATACCACGCCACTATTTGACTCCCTTTGGTCTAAATACTATCTGTAAATCATTTATTTCAAAATCGTCTTCCATATTGCTTCCTGAAAAAATCAATCCAAATGACTTTACCTTCTTAAATGCATCATAGATAGTAGTAGATAAAGAACGCATTTTAATTTTTTCAGTTCTAAATGTTGTATCGTTAGTTCCAGATAGCGTTGCAATAGTATGCTCTACTGACGAACCACCATCGTTAGTATCGGTAAACCCTTTTACCGTAACATTATTCCCGTTTTTATAACTTATATAAACAGTTGTAATAACCTTATCTAAATGAGGAGCCTGCATTACATAAGAAGGAGTTTTTAATATAGGATTGGCTGTAATATCTGTGCTTGATACTAATTTACTTGGGTCTGGTCTCCAATAAGATAAATCATATAAAACTGGTTGTCCTCCTGTTGTAGCCGCTTTATCATACCATAATAAAGTACCATTATTTAAGTTTTGTAAATTAGTTCTCTCTTCGTTGGTCATTCTAACACTTCCATAGTTTATTCCCAGGGATTTTAAATCTATCAATAAAACTTTTTGTCTGTCTGCAGCGGCGTTATTGCTTTTTCCAGACGTATGTGTTATAATTAAAGATTCTTTACTAGGTATATATCCTATAGTTGAATTATCGTTATAGTAATCGTCTACCCAATTTTCCAATCTTTTTTGTCCAGTTTCTTCATCAATTAGTATGTCTCTAAAATTTTGTCCATCATATAGATATATACCATATTTATTAAACCATGCTACAAAACCATCTCCTTCAACAACATGGTAATCTTTCTCAACTCCTTTATAGGCTATCGTTGCCTCTAAAATCTCTACATCTCTTGATGTGCTAATGATATATAAAGTTTTCTTTTTAAATTCTAAAAGCTTATCTCCAACTGATGCTAACTTTACAATATCATCACCATCGTTTATTTCAACATCTAATCTTCTATCTATTTCAAAAGAATCAAATTCGTTAGGACCAGATTTTAAGACTGTATCGTTTTTATGAACTATCTTATTATCTTCGTCATAATATGCTACGTTTCCAATATATGCTCTTCTGTTTAATATTGTAGATGTTTTATAACCAGTACCTGGTCTTCCTATAGCAGTAGGTTGAGTATAAATATAAGGTTCAAGCACAGGAAGCTCTGTTATATCTCCTTTTCCATTTATTGAAGTACAATCATCAGATGCTCTAAAGCTATCTGGATAGCAATATTGTCTAACTGAATTTTTTTCAGCATTACTTAATGTTCCGTGTGAAGCTATAGTATTGTTAACATCATATTGCGTTGTATTTGAAAATGGTCTATAATTATCTTTACCAGCTATTCTTAATCCTTTTTTAAAGTTTATTTCAAATAATAAATACTTATCAGCAAACGTTACATCTACATCTGAAGTATTTTGACTACTTTTAGCATAGTAGATATTTATACCTGTTTGTCTAGGTTTATTTGGCATTCTTCCAAAGAAAGAGTAATAAAGTTTTCTTTTTTGGTCAGCACCTAATGTTGGTTGTGCTATATATCCAATATGTACAGGATGAGATTCTTGTCTTCCGTAAATATTAGAAGCAAATAAAGCATACTTTTTGTCATCATCTCCACCTAATGGCTTATATACATATATATCGCTATCATCGTCATCTGCAGCAGTTGTACGCATATTAAACCAAGCATACATACGCATAGTTCCAAATCCTGCTATATAGTCGGCAGATTCACTTCCTACCTGACCTTGATAGTTGTTCATGTAACTAATTATAGTTGCTAAAGATGTAACGCCCATTTTATCTGGATTCGTATTATTTGTAGGAAGAGTATAAATCCCATTAGTGTTATTTTGCTCTCCATTAGCAGAACCATAATATCCAGGTAAACCTTCATTTAAACTAATTTCACTTCCCCATTTTGCACTAAAAGTGGTATTACTTAAGGCTGATTCGTAATCATACCCCCATTCGTCTATAGCTGTATCTGTTGCGGCAATATTACTTTTAATTGGAGATATATACATATCGTCAGACTTATGTCCAGTGAATCCATTTGTTATAGGAACAGGACCGCTAGTATCTCCAAGTGTATGTATATTATTCAAATATCCATACCATTTTATTCTGTTATTAACTGAAAAAGTACCAGTTGAAGGATAAGGACTAATTCGTATTTCTCCATCTACTACATGGTATTGTATTAATGCTGAAGTAGTACCATATGATATAGTGCCTTGAGCTCCTGTAACCCATGCATTGTCAGTGTAGTCAAATATAGAAATATTTTTATCGTAAGGAGAATGTAGAAATAGCGATTCTGAATTATCTACAGTACCATTGTCTAAATCACGGTCTGAATTATAATGAAACAATCCATTGCCCTGATTTATTGTTTGTGCAGTATTAAAGCTTTTCTGTGAATTGCTCCTACTTTCTGGTATGCCATAAGAAGCACCCATAACTTTTACAGTACCTGGCGTTTCAGTAGAAAGCATGTCTAATGCCTGAAATTCGTTCATGGCTAAATCTCTAGGATTTGTCCTATTATTTAAACCTTTACTAAAATTCTCAATATTTAATACCTGTTTAGGCATTATCTAGCTCCTTTCTATTTCTTGCCTTTCTTAGACTTTTTCTTATCTAAGTTGCGTTTATTTCTAGTATTTATAGGAACGCCCTCCAGCTCTTTGCCTACAGAGCTACTATATACCATGTCGTCATTCGTTCCCATCGATTATCTCTCCCCACAAAGATGTCTTACCATCTTTTATTTCAACTACCTCTACTTTAAAAGTTCCATCCGTAAACCAATCTATAATAGCAAAAGCATGAGCCCAATTATGTAGCCTACCTTTTAGCCATTTATTGCTTTCGTGAGACATATCTTTTAAGCAACCCATAGACCAAGCTGCAATAGTTCCATCAAGCTTAGTTTGTGTATGTCTTTGTATGTCATGTGTATGTCCATACATAACATTTGCACCATAAGCCTCTAAATGCTTTTTAGCATGATAGGTTGTTGCAAAAGCTCCATGGAAAAAGGTCATAGGTCCAATCTTTATTGGAAGATTATACGGTGTATAGCTATAACCTCTTTCTTTTATTTTACACGCCTCCATAAAACTATAATTATACATATAGGGATACTTAGTAACAAAATTATCCAACCAGATATCATGGTTACCTTGGAGTAAATACTTCTTTTTACATCCAACTTGTTCAAGAACTTCATCCCAAATGTCCAATCCTTCGTTTACGAGTCTTATTTCTTCATCTACAATAGGAAGCTGATATTCTAATGGAGGTAGTTTTTTATCTTTATACCTCCATGCTGAAACAGATTCCCACTCACCTACATCGCCCAAGTTTACAAAAATACTTGGTTCAATTTTTTTAATTGCTTTTACTACACAATTAACTGCAGCATTATCCTGTAAAGGAAAATGCGTATCAGGTACTACAATACCACGAGCTTTTAGTTTCAAAACTAAACCTCCTATTGTTTGTTCTTATGCTAATGCTTTTTTAATCTCTGCAAAAAGCTTATCATCTAATTTGTTTGAAGACTTAGTAACTAAGTGCTCTCCTAAATGTAATACGATAGCTTTTAGTAACTTTTCAGTTCCTAGCTTTGCAAGTAATTTTCCTAATATCGGTCCCATTGCTACTCCTTTGTCGGTTCACATGATTTTTCGCATGCTTCTAGGCCTTTCATATATCCTTGATGCTCAATAATCATTTGTTTTATTTCGGCTAATCTTCCATTAGCACTTTCAAGCTCTTTAACAAGTTCGTTATGTTGTTCTACCATAGAGTTCATTTTATCCATAGCTTCTTGCTTTAAGTCTACTTTTTTTTCTTTTGCCATTTTACTGGTCTCCTGTTTTGTTATTAAGTTCCCTGTCCTCTACTTCTCTTCTTGTAATATTTGGTACTACATTTAGTTCCGTATTTTGTATTATTGGACATTCCTTGACGTGTTTTCTTCTTCCCATTAGTGTGTTTAACATTTCCTGTTCCAAATACTTTACGCATGATTCCAAAAATACAATTTATCTAACTTCCTTCCTAATGCTTTCTAAAATATCTTCCTGGTTAAATTTCATACTAATACCAGGTTCGAATCTTTTAACCTCTTCACCGTTCCTTAACACTATGATAGTAGGCACTACGCTAATTTCCCATTCTTTAACAATGACAGCACCGATATTTTTGTTTTCAATATCTATTTCTGCTATATAACATAGTTTACTTAGCTCTTGGATATCCACTCTATTAGCATAGTTCCAAGATGCATTTACCTGAACTACTGCACAGTTTTGCATGTTTAGTAATTGAACTTCTTGAAAACTATCCAAATTTATAGATTGCGAGTATAGAGACGATGTAAACAACCCAAGCCCCAATACTAGCGATTTTATATATTTTACCATTTCTCACCTTATTTGTTGTTCATGTTTATTAGAGTTTGATTAATGCTTTTGGTATCTTCTTTGATATCATCCACCTTTTCTTCAAGTTTCTCTACTTTGTCTTCTGTATTCATAATGCTATTACGAATCATTTGGTCCTTTAAATCATATTCAGTTCTACTTACTGGTGGTTCTGGTAGCTCTTTCGCTTCTTCAATATCTGCTTTAAGAGTAAACCACATACCAATAATCATACCTACAGTAACTAAAATACTAATTGCTGTTTCTATCGTAAGACTGAATTTAGTTTCTTTACCTACTTCCATTGTTACCTCCTATAATATTCCTAATAAAATTGCTATAACTGTCCCGACAGCAGTTATACGAGCTATGTTTTGTTCATTGTTACGCACTCTACTATTCTGCTCTTTCACTAATTGCTTTATCTCTTTAATATCGTGATAAATATCAATTACTTGAGCTTCTATAACAGCAACTCTTTCAGCCATTTGTTCTCTGTATTCACTTACTTTCATAAATCTTCCTACGGGAAACCTCCGCCACTATCATCAAAATTAATTTGATTAAATCCTGCCGATGTTTCTCCTTCTGCTACTATTCTAACTGTTCTATTACTTGTTTCGTGTAACGCATGGTGTTGTACATATTTAAATCTACAATACAATGTTCCACTACCATTAATACTAACCGCTGTTCCAAAACCTCCAGTACCACTACCTACTGTTCTGTATGTAGCACTATTATTTGGAAATCCAGATGTAGACGTTGCAACCGACAATGTACCTCTAACTGTTCCACTATTTAATGTATAGTATACATCTATTGCATCGTTAGTAAACCCTGTAAAGGTGATACTTCTATTGTAATAACTTGTACCACCTGGATTAGAACCAACGCTTTGATTACCTGCATTCCAGCTACCCCAACCCGTTGTAACTAGGTCGTGGTCATAACTATAAAACTCAGTCATTGCATGAGGAGCAGAACCATCTGGTCTATCCCCTGAAGCATTGTCAGTATTTATAGTTGCAACTGTTCCATCTGAAGCTTCCTTTAAAGACCAGTTAACTGGACCATCTTCCCCTAATTCAGTATAAATATCATTTATACTAATTTGTCCTGAAGAGGTAAGAGCCATTATGCGTCTTTAATTGCTTGGTATTCTACTATTTCAGCTTCTACATCTACTAACGATGCTTCTAGTCTTGCTTTTTCAGCTTCTGCATCTGAAATAGCCGTATCAACATCTTTAGTTTCTTCGTAATCCAAAACAGTAACATCGTTACCGTTTGCATTCTTCATTACTCTAGTATGTTTAATTGAAACCATTTTCCCTGGTTCTGGTGATTCTACAGCTGATGCTTCACTTATTACTTTAGCCATTTAACTTCTCCTTGAGTTCGTTTATTTGTTGTTGTTGTTCTTTGACTGCTTCAATTAATAAAGCAACCATTCTATCATATTTAACTGCCTTATGACCATCTTCTCTTGTATCCACAATCTCAGGTAATACTTCTTCTACCTCTTGTGCTATAACACCAATATCGTGTCCTTTATACAAGTCTTGCTTGTCATTCCAATCAAATTCTACACCATTAAGTTTTTCTAATTTCTCTAATGGATTTGCAATATTTTTAATATTGTCTTTTAATCTTTTGTCTGATGATATATATGCTACTACATCTGCTGTTGCTCCAATACTACCACTTACATCTAATCTATAAGTTGCTCCTGGTGTTGTAGTATCTGATTCACCATATCCAATTCTCATGCTATGTGCTAATGTTAATTCACCATCATTAGTTAAAGACATTGCTCCTTGTGCGTTTGAGTGACCATTATCTCCCCACCAGAACCCTCTATCTGCGTCTGTGTTCATTTGGAAAGTCATAGCGTAAGAATTTAATCCACCAAAAGTAAATGTAGCATCCATACCTATTGCATAAGCACTACTAGTCCAAACTCTGTATTTATCTCTTGACCCACCATTGTTATGAACAATTTTATTTGCAGTATTATTACTTAAATCTATACCATTTCCATTTATTCTAAATCTTTCAGTACCATCCGCTATAAAACGTGTTTGATTAGTTTCTATAGCAATCATATCAGTAGCATTTTGACTTCTTAATTCTAAAGTATTACCAGATTGACTTTTTACTATTGCTTTACCAGTATCCCAAGTTATTGTACCTCTATCAGCAGCAGCTCCAAAATGATATTGACCATCATAAGTTATTATACATCTTGTAGTACCTTGATTTTGGAAATAATAACCACCAGTAGAGTGCGTAGAGTTTAATAGCATGTGTCCACTAGTATTAGAACCAAATCCTACTCTATTGTTCCAGCTATTGTTTGAATATAAACTCCAGAAACCATTGTTTTCTCCAGCACTATAACCACCATCTACTAATAATGATACTTGTTGATTATTTGGATGGTCACGCTGTATTGATAGTTCTCCACCATTTATTGTAAATCCTTTATGTCTACTACCAGCAAAGTTAGCACCATTCCAAGTACCACTATTTTGTAAGTACACACTTCCTTGCACTCCGTCTAATAAATCTGCGTCTAATCCACTACCAGAACCATCGTTTGTGCTATCCCAAATTTGAGCCCAACCACGATAAGTTGTATTCCAACCTGAACGATACCAAAGCCCTTGATTTGTAGCTGAACCTGCACTAGCTGTTTCTGGAGCATATAATTGCAACTTTCCTCCTGAAGCAACAGAATAACTTAATCCTAAACCATAATGATAAGCACCAGTTGGTCTATTTGAGCCGCTATGATTTGTTACAGAACTAAAATGAATTTCAGTACCATCTATATAATCATTCCAATTTTGGGAAGTTATAGTTTCGGTTACAGCATCACTTCTTAAAAATTGAGATGCATGTATTCCATCTAATTTATCAGCGTCTAAATTGCTTCCACCACCTTGACTTTGCCAACTATATGTTCCGTCTCCGTCTGCTTTTAATAATTGACCACTAGAACCTTTACCAGCACTTGTATAATTATAAGGTGATTCAGTAACATCATATTGAGTCATGCTAGCTATATACCAATTAAATGCTGCATCAGCACCTCCAGCTACGGATATATGTCCACCACTACCAAATGTACCACTATCTCCACAATGTGATACTCTTGCATACCATTCCCATTTGCCAGTACCATAATTGTCTGTTAGCCAATAAGAAGTATTGTTTGTACCTTGTGCATTTTCATTAATTACAAAATATCTACCACTAGCTAACTTAGCTTGAAATATTTGTACAAAAGTATGATTTTCTTCTGAAGATATAGTTTGATAAATACCTCCATAATTTGGAGATGTAGTTCCATTTCCATTGTAAGCAATCTTCATTACTTTACCGCTTTTGTTTGGTGGTACTAAACTATCTGCAGATGCTGTAATTCTAGATACTACAAGATTGCTACCTCCAGCATTATTATATAAATTAACACTATTAGTACCCTCTTCAAACTCTTCGTCAAAATGTCTTTGTATACCACTATTTCTTATAGATGACACCCAAGGATTCCATACTCCTCTATCATTAGAATTACTTTTAAAAGTTACTATTTGTCTATCATTCCATTGTAAACCAGTATGATTAATAAAGTTTACACCAGCATTCTTAACAACCATTCGGGTTGTTCCAGCTGTAGTAAAACCTAATTGGTCAGTTCCGTATCTAAACATACCAGTGTTAGAATCATTCCAGAAATTATACATAGGTGCACCAGCAGAACCATCTCCACCGTAAATTTTTTGTGGAATATAATTGTAAGAATCGTGAGCTCTAATTTTTTCTTGACCATTTACATAGGTAACAACTCTATCATCTTGAATTACTATTCTATCATTGGTATTATCGTGTTGTCTTTGTAAGCTTAAATCTTCGTCATAAGCAGATACAACACCACTATCTACTGTAATTTGTTTATTAAAATAAAATTTGTTTCTATCAGTTTGTATATGACCCCAATTAGCATTACCTGGTCCTAATTGTATATAACCATAGTCGGTAATAAATTGATGTGCGCTACCGTGACCATGGTGATAATATGCTGTACTATCATTTGCATAAAATTCTATATAATCAGCTGAAAATTCATCTGATTGATAAATTCTTAAAGCGTGGTCAGATGTTAGTTGCATACCAACATTACCACCTACACTAAATCCTAATGCATCACTACCTACTCTATACATACCAGTGTTAGTATCACTAGTAAAATTAAAAGCAGGAGTTCCAGCACTACCATCTGAAGCAGTATTGCTACCAGAATTAGCATCTACATATGCTTTAATACTTTGTTGTGTAGCTAACTTTGAAGCATGATTAGAAGCCATATTGTCTTCATCTAATACAGCAGTACCTGAAACAGTACCATTTAATGCCAGTGTTCCGTCAGTAGAAATAGAAAATCTTTCTACTCCTCCAGAATGAACTCTCAATTTGTTTTGGAAACTATCTAAATGAAAAGTAGTTGTATATGAACCACTTGTTCCAGGTGAAAATTGTATTTCTCCACCTTCGCTTGCAGATGAACCTGATATTTGTAAAATACCACTACCTGCAATTAAATTTTTATGTATAGTAGTTGAACTTGTAGTCCAAGTTTGCAACATTTGACTATTAGTAGTATCTCTCAAATAAAATAAATTATCTCCAGTATTATTGTAAAAAATAAAGTTAGTATTGCCATTTGTAAATGATACACCATAATTAGTTGTAATTGTACTTGATGCTGTTAACCAACCACCAATAGTTGCATTTCCACCAGTGACTATATTTCCACTAAAGGTTGTATTACTATTAATATATAATTGTGCTGCAGTAGAACCATCTAATGTTGTAACTTTAATAGCATCTCTACCTAAATACATTTCTCTTGCATTGTCTTCAAGTTTTAATGTAGATGTTGTTCCACTTCCACTATTCTTAATGTGTAATAAAGTATTTGGAGAACTTGTGCCAATTCCCAAGTTCCCTCCATTTAAATAACTAAAGCCATTTACATTTAAACGAACTTGAGTTGTATAAGTAGCATCTGATGAAGGATTAGTTGCTTTATATAATTCCATATAACCATTGCTACCACTATTTTGAAATCTAAATGTAGGAACAGCCCCACCTTGTCCGCCTCTAGCAAAACTTATATCTGAGCCCCATCTTTCAGATTTAATTTGTAAGTGGTCGCCTGCATTAATTAGTCCACCAGCTGGGTCGTGATAAGACACAGTAAACCCTGCGGCAGGTGCATTAGATGTTTTTTGACCAAGATATAATACATCAGAACTATCGCTATTCCCTCTAAATCTACCTGCTCCATTTACATCAAGCTCTTCTGTGGGTGAATCAATTCCTATACCGACTTTTCCTGCATCTATTGTCATATAAGCAGTTCCATCTTCATCAATTCTTAATTTATTATCTGCATCATCTAAATATATTTTCCACACATCTAAACTACCACCAAGCATTTTAATACCTGAATCATAGCCACCATTATTGTGTATTTCTATATAAGTATCTGAATTACCACCACTAACTTCTAACTTTTCTGAAGGTGATGTAGTTCCTATACCTAATCGTCCTGTTCCAGTAAGTCGCATTCGTTCACTACCTGCTGCATAAAATCTCATTACTTCTGCACTATCTTGAAAGTAAATACCTTCGCCTGCATAACCACCACTATTACCAATATGCCCGCCATTTGTATCTGCTGCTATAATAATTCCTGCGTGAGAACTATCTGTATCATTAAATCTCGCTAAATTACTTCCGTCACTATTTGATACGTGCAACACTCCTGTTGGGCTAGCATTACCAATTCCAACTTTTCCTGCTGATGTAATTCTTAATCTTTCAGTACTTGCTGTTTGTAAAGATAGTGCAGCTGAATCTTGTGCTATTAGTCTAAAATCACCTGTTCCTCTATGTCTAAAATCGGTAGTTGCATTAGCACCACCAAATCTTATAAATCTTGCCCCATAATCTGAATATGTAGTATCTCCAATTAAATCTACAAAAGATGTTATATCTCCAGTAGCACCACTTCCTACTTCAATACTTCTACCTGCAGATGTTGCTTTTAATTCTAATACAGAACCATTAAAAATAAGAGAAGATTCTACTGTTGCTTCATCTGAATCTTTGTAGGTTAATACACCATTAGCAGTTGAACCATCGTGAGATATTCCACTACTAGTTACATAGCCATAACTCTCAATCTTTTCTTTAATAGCTCCAGAAGTCATTAAGTGGTCATCAGCATCAACAAATTCTGAGCCAATATCAATGTCATTAACTGCGTGTCCAGCAAGTGATAGGTTTCCTGTTGTTGTAAATCCAGCAGCAGTGATTGTTCCACTTGTAGTATCATTAGCATTATTCTTTAGAAAGACATCCTCTATTTTAGAACCTTGAATTTGTGCGTC